TGGATTTACAATTGGGTGGCAAGCCAACTTAATTTGACTATCCATTAATGGCAGCTATTGACATTTTAACGGGAACGGGGGTACTTAATGCAGTACCTACAACCACAACCTTAACTATCGGTGGAGTAACCTATGACCTTTCTCAAGATAGAACTTGGGCAGGTGGTGGTGGAGGTGGTACTGTCACCTCAGTCAACATGAGTGTGCCTACTGGCTTTGCTATTAGCGGCAACCCCATCACCACAAGTGGTACACTTGCTTTGACTTTCTCAGCAGGGTATGCATTGCCTACAACTGTTAAGCAGTCTAATTGGGATGATGCGTACACTTTTGTTACTGCGTTCCCTTCTCAGACTGGCAATAATGGTAAGTACCTCACAACTGATGGAAGCGTATTGTCATGGGGTACTGTCACAGCATCAGTAGCTGATGGAGATAAAGGTGACATCACAGTAAGTGGAAGCGGAGCAACTTGGACAATTGATAATGGTGTGATTGACATTGCAAACCTATCAGCAACTGGTACTCCATCATCCACAACCTACCTTAGAGGTGATAATACTTGGGCAACTGTTAGTGGTGGTGGTGGCTCTCCAGGTGGTACAACGGGTGAGGTGCAGTATAATAATGCAGGGGCATTTGCAGGAGCAGCCAATGTTGAGATAGATGGTGGTGACTTGGCATTAGTAGATGCAGGATTCCCTACATCACCAGCAGTAGGAAGGACTAAGATTTTCACAGATGCAATGGCAGAAAGACGGCTTGTTGGGTCTATTGATAGTGATGGAAACCATTTTGACTTCCAACCTGCACTTTTTAACTCCACCACTTATATGTGGTTGGCAGGTACGGGTACAACTCTTGCCATCAACTGGGGTACATCTTATACCGCAAGGAACAATGGAACGGGTGCAGCACAAGCGACACCGACAAAGAATAATCTTAGTGCAATTCAATCAATGAATCGTGCTACGTTTACTACTGGTACAACTGCTACTGGAGCATCTGGTATTCAATCATCTGCAACAAATGCTTGGAGAGGTAGTTCGGCAGGACTTGGTGGATTTTTCTTTTTTGCAAGATTTGCCTTAGAAGCGACAAGTGGAACATATAGATTATTTGTTGGACTGAGTGCTAACAATGCGACACTTAATGCTCAACCATCTACATTGAATGATACATTAGGAATTGGATTAGATAGTGGTGATACCAACTTTCAATTTATGGTTAGGAACACTACTACATCAACTAAAATTGATACTACGGTTGCATCAAACACAACTACTATTTACGATTTTTATATGTATTGTAAACCAAATGATACTGTGGTTAATTTTGAGTTACGAAACGCAGTAACTAATGCAGTTCTGAAAAATTCAGTAGAGGGTGCTAACTTACCAGCAAATACAAAATTTATGTATATGCAAAGTCATATTCAGTCAACAACTGGTACTACTCCAAAACTTTTGGCATTAAATAGGATGTATTTGGAAACAAACTTATAATATATGGCATTGACATATAAATATGTAATAAGGCAGTCAGTTAATATGTTGTATTATACAGAAAATCATGATGTAGATATGGCTGACAGATGGTCACCTAATTTTCTGGATGCTCACCAATACGATAGCAAGGCACTTGCAGAGGCTGAGATTGAAAATGATGGACATGGTGCTATTTACTTTCAGATACAAGAAATAACAATTAAATATTAATTATGAATTTAACAGAATTGAAGGCTCAGGCTTATGACATCCTTGCACAGATTGAATACTTGCAAAAGCAATTGCAGGAAACAAATGCTAAGATTGGCGAAGAACTACAAAAGCAGAACACCGAGAATGGATAGTAAAAGCATTGGAATGTGTGTAGCGACTATACTAATTAAACTTTGGGCAGATATTGCTTTGAGTGAGGTTGGTGTAGTCGTTGCCATTATAGCAGGAATCTCAACGATAGTATATAATGCAGTAAGGCTTTACAAAGAATTAAAGGCATGAGGCAGTTTTTCACAGAAGAGAATGACAGGTTAAGCATGAAGAGATTTTGTGCTTTTATCGGCACTATATCTTTATGCATAGTCATGCTAAAATCCATGTCTGATGAAAGTGTTTATGCAGTTACTTTCATAGTCAGTTCTGCACTTGGCTTCACCTCTGTTGAGAAAATATTTAAGAAATGAGATATTTATTATTAATTATTTTGTTGATTGGTTGTAACCCAGTTAAGCAGGTTTTGCGTGACCAAGAGAAACTTGAGGAAGTCGCAAAGATTGTAGTTAAAGGAGGATGGTGTGCAAATGATACTACCTTTATTGTTAAATCAGATACTATTATCAATGTAGATACTTTAGTTCAGGTTGATACCTTAACAGATACTTATATCTTCAATGATACTGTTTACTCAACAAAATGGAAAACCAAAACAATAGTAAAAACATTAACCATACATGACACCTTGAATTCTTATATAGTAGACAATGCCCGTATAAGGCTATTACAGACAGATTCAAGCCGTTTAGCTTATGAGTTAAACGAATGGGAAGGTAAAGCAAAAAGAAGGCAATTATGGATATTCCTATTGCTTGGATTCATTGGACTTTATTTTTATATCAAAACTAAAATATGGTAGACCAAAAGACTTTAGATAGGATTAAGTTAATGCATCCTAAGTTGAGAGATGAGGTTGCTGAGATATATGATGAGATATGCAAGTCATTAACTGGTAAGGCTTTTTGTAGGTTTACATCTACCCTTAGAACATTTGCTGAGCAAGATGCATTATATGCAAAAGGAAGGACTGCTCCAGGTTCAAAAGTAACTAACAGTCCATCAGGTTTGTCTATGCACAATTATGGATTAGCATTGGACATTGTTTTAGTTCAAGATGGTTCTGCTTTATGGGATGTGAAGAAAGACCTTGATGGTGACGGCAAAGCAGATTGGATGGAGGTAGTGGCTATATTCAAGCAATATGGATGGGAGTGGGGCGGAGATTGGAAGTTCTATGATGCACCACATTTTCAAAAGTCATTTGGTAAATCAGTACGGGAATTGTTAGCATTGAAAAATGCAGGTAAGGTTGATGCTCAAGGGTATGTGATTTTATGAGTAAGGCAGATGTTGCTCGGGAATATCGGGAAAAGTTTGGATGGGAGATGCCATCTCTAAAATTAGCAAGGATTATGTACAATGATAATCCTTTATTATTTAGTGGAGTTGACCAAGCGAGAACAACTTTAAGAGCAATTGAGAATAAACTGGGCAAGAAAAACGCACATATAATAACAAAAGAAATGCCAATAAGACCCAAGAATCCATATAACTTGCCTGAATCAGATGAGGCAATATACCAACCTTATGACCTAAAAGCGAAGCGATTGCTGGTTCTTTCCGACATTCACATCCCATACCATAACATAGAGGCTTTGACTTGTGCTTTTGATTTTGCGAAAAGTGAAAAGCCTGATGCCATACTTTTGAATGGGGATACCTTAGACTTCTTTGGGTTGAGTAGATTCTCTAAAGACCCTAAAGCCAGGTCCTTTGCACATGAACTTAAAACGTTTAAAGAGTTTATGGATGTCATTAAAAAGACATTCAATGCAAAGATTTATTTTAAAATTGGAAATCATGAAGAGAGGTACTTCCATTTCTTTGGATGAAGGCTCATGAGATTGTAGGTGTTGAGGAGTTTGAACTTGAGAACATAATTAAAGCAAGGGCAGAAGGTATAGAGATTATCAAAGACAAAAGGATTATCAAAGCAGGTCACCTAAACATTATACATGGTCACGAGTTCGGTGGCTCAGTATTCTCTCCTGTAAACATTGCAAGAGGTTTGTTTTTGAAAGGTAAGGTAAGTGCTATGCAAGGACACAATCATTGCAGCAGTGAACATTCTGAAAGCAATATGAATGGAGAACTAACTACCACTTGGTCACTTGGTTGCCTATGCGAACTGCATCCTGCATACTTACCTATAAACAAATGGAATCATGGTTTCGCAATAGTAGATATTGATGGGCAGAACTTTGAAGTAAGAAACAAAAGAATCCATAAAGGCAAAATCCTTTAATTATGGAGCAGGACCTTGTTTTGGGTGAAGGGGATGAGGTTGAGTATGTTGAAGAGGCTGAAGGATATAGTTATCCTGAGTACATATCTGCCTCAGTTGATGTGCTTACTATGCTTGAAAGTGCTAACCCAATGACAAAGGAAGAGGCTGAAAAGGTCCAAGAACTAAAGAAACTTTGTTTTGAAATGCTTGAATTTTCAGTGAAATCTATGCACCAAACCCTATTTACTAATGACATAGACTGTTGATTTTTAATAGTTTTGATTGTGATTTGAACCCCTGATGTATCTACATTGGGGGTTTCTTTATGGGGTAACTGCAAAAAAATATTTTAAAAAAGATTAAAAAATGTTTGGTAGTATGAAAAAAGGTGTTATATTTGCTAAACAAATCACAATCAAACAAATCAAAATGAATAATCTTAGCAAAAAATCTTTAGAAACTGCTTTATTTTCTTTGATAATACAATCTGATTCTTATAGCAAAAAAATATTTGAAATCTCAGAAATGTTAATGAGTGAAGATTATTCTGAAATTAAAAAAATTTATTTGCGTAAAGATTTAGTCAAAATGCAAAATACTTATAATGAAATAATTGAAGCAAAGTCAGAAATAAAATCTTTGCTTTAATCCTAACAATTAAAACAAATCACATGAAAAAGTCAACTATTCAAACAATCATCATCGTTATCATCTGCCTTGCTTTATGCACTGCTGATAACTGGTTCTAATCTTTAAATCAAATCACAATGAATCAACTACCAAAATGGGGTGACCTAAACACCTATGAACGTCACAAACTTTTAGGGGAATTAATTGATGCCATGATATACTCAGGCGAAGCCGTACACCATCTTAAAGTAACTGTTGAGCAGTTCAGAGCAATGGGATGGGTTAGGTCAATCATAATGCCTGAAGAAGATATTACTAATTATACACACGAAAAAACAGAACAATGACAAAAGAACAACTCAGAAAGATTAGAAGAGCAAAAGATGTAACCCAAGAAAAGTTAGCATCCATCTCAGGAATCAGCCTTGCAACCATCAACCGAGCAGAAAAGACTGGTAAGGTAAGACTGGAAACAATGCAAAAACTATTTGAAACATTAGATAAAGTTTCGTAATTTTAAATAAAATCAAATCACAATGACAATTCAAATGCCAATCAGGCTACCAAAAGAATGGGTTAATTCAACCTTTGACATTAACATCTATGTCCATGCATCTGTTA